TGTTACAACAATTTCTTTAGCATATAACACAACTGGTTTATCTGCTACTGATAAGTTAAGTATTGTTGTTGACGAATATAATGAGTCATTCCAGCCTTCCGAGACTCTATTAGATCCAGTTAACAAGTTAAGAACTTCTCAACCACAATCATTAATTGATACCGACTTTGAGTATTCAACACAGTCTACTAAGTGGGAATCTCTTGCTCGTATCAATATGAGACCGTACTCATATTATACAACTTCAACTGGTAACCTAAACTTAATTGACTTACAAGCAGTTAACGGTTCAAGAAGTTTCACAGCAAACACAACAGGTACAACACCACCAGCAGTCGGAACACCAATTACGATTCTAGATTCTTTGTATGCTGGTGCTGACGGTAACTATGTTGTTGATTCAAACAACAACTTGACAAATACTAATGCTTCAGGTGCCGCTAACACATTCTCATATACTGGTAAATTCTATTATACTGGTACAACTGGTACAATCTATAATCAAAACGTAACGATTGGTTATCAAGGTTATTCATTTACAAACTCTGCAATTACAATTGCTAGTATGACTACAGCAGGTCAAAACGTATTTGTCACAACAGCAAACGTTCATGGCTTCATGGTGGGTAATGAGATTGCAGTTACTGGTGTGACAGGAACAAACCCACCAAACGGATCATGGCAAGTTTCTACAATTATTAACCCATATAACTTCGTATACACATGTAATGCACAATCAATACCTTCTGGTACAATGACAGTATCAGGTGCATCTTTATATGCAAGACCAGTCGGTACTCTAGTACATCGTTCATTTGACGGTGGTATTCGTTTCTCTACAAACTCTGGTTCACACAATCAGCAGTTCATTCGTCAGACACGTAAGTATTTCCGTTATCAATCTGGTAAGGGTATTCAGTTGTCAACTGGTACAACATTGCAACCACAGTTTAACTTAGACGGTATCACATCAAGCGGTACAACAGTTACAGTTACAACAAAAGACCCACACAATATTTCTGCTTCAATCGGTATTCAAATTGCTGGTTGTAATGAAGCGGCATATAACGGTAACTTTGCAATCACAAACGTATTGAACCCATATCAGTTCACATATACAGCAAACTCTGTACCAACAAACTCACCAGCATCCGGTAACTATGTTGCTTCTGCAACAACATGGTATGGTTCTTCAAATCGTATCGGTATCTTCGATGACCAAAACGGCATGTTCTTTGAGTATGATGGTTCTCAATTGTATGCAGTAAGACGAAATGCGGTTTATCAGATTTCAGGTAACACTTGGATTAATGCTGGTTCAAATACATTAAACGGTAACAATACAATTTTTACTAAGCAGTTACAACCTAATGATTTTATTGTAATCAAAGGTATGCCACACCGTGTACATAACATTCTTACAGACTCTGTATTGACAGTTGTACCAACACTACGTGGTACTCAGAACGTTAACTCTGCTGTTATTAGTAAAATTCAAGACATTAAAACACCAGTTTCACAGTTTAACATTGATAGATTAGATGGAACAGGTCCTTCAGGTTATAAGATTGACTTGACAAAAGACCAAATGTTCTACATCGACTATTCATGGTACGGTGCTGGTTTCCAACGTTGGGGTGTTCGTGGACCTGATGGTAACGTAGTTTATGCACATAAAGTGATTAACAATAACGTTAACTATCTTGCTTACATGCGTTCAGGTAACTTGCCTGGTCGTTATGAGACTAATTCATTCTCTAAGACTTCTGTTCTAACAGCAAACGTTGCACCGACAGATACAACAATTACGATATCTAATGCAACTGGATGGCCAAATACCGGAGTAGCAGTAATTAGAAATACCTCTAATACTGAATACTTTGCATATACAGGCATCACAGCACTTTCAAACGGTGCCGCACAGTTAACAGGTGCTCAACGTGGTGCCGCTTATCAAACGGGTAACACTGGTAATACATTGTATGTAACAACAGTTGCTGGTAATAATATTGTAACTATACCTGCAAGTAACACAACATATGGTTTGTCAAACGGTATGTACGTGTTTGGTCCTAACATTGCACCACAAACGTTTATTCAGAACATTGTTGCAAACACATATATTGTGTTGAATCAAGCACCAACTGCTTCTGGTAACTCGGCAGTTATTATTCCACCATTAGCAAACATTGCACAAACAATTGTTGTGTTGTCTGCAACTGGTGCTAACTCATTAACATACACTGGTAACAATCAAGGTGCTGTAGTTCCAACTGCCGTTGAATTACATGCACCATTATACGGACCTGAGATTAACCATTGGGGTACTTCAGCGATTATGGATGGTGGTTTCACACCAGATAAATCGTTCATTTTCTCAAAGGGTATGCAAACACCTCTGACAATTTATCCAGCTGGTGGTGCCGCTAACACAATGGCTCTCTGGAGTTTCCGTGTTGCACCTTCTGCATCAAACGGTATACCAGCTTCTGCTCTTGGTGTTCGTGAGATTGTTAATCGTATGCAACAATTACCATTTGAACTTGATGCCTATTCTAACGGTGCTTGTTTGATGACTCTTGTATTGAACGGTAGCGTTTCGAATACAACAGCACAATGGCAAAACGTTGGTGGTTCTAGTTTGTCTCAATATGTTTTCCATGCACAGAATACAACAGTATCTGGTGGTGAAACAGTTTTCGGATTCTTCTTGAATAACAACTTAGGAACATTCGGTTCAACTCAAAACGATTTGACACAATTGCTTTCACTTGGTACAAGTATTCAATCTGGTGGTGTTTCAAATACTGGTGTCGGTATCTATCCTGACGGTCCTGACGTATTAACACTTGTTGCTACGAACGTATCATCAACGAACCTTGCAAGTATCTTAGCTCGTTATTCATGGACTGAAGCACAAGCATAAAGGAAAACAATGCAAGTACAAAACAGAACCGATTTTACTAACTATTGCTTACGTAGGCTTGGTGCACCTGTTATTGAAATTAACGTTGATCCAGACCAAGTACAAGACCGCATTGACGATGCTCTGCAATATTGGCAAGATTATCATTATGATGGTATACAAAAATGTTATTGGGTTAAAACTATTACTGATACCGATGTTTCAAATCAATATTTGGATGCATCAAATGCGGTAGATTCCAATAACAATTCAATTGAAATTATTGGTATCTCAAGAATCTTTCCGTATGACGATTCACAAGCAAACGTCAATATGTTTGATTTGAGATATCAATTACGTTTAAATGAATTGTATGATTTCACATCTGCTTCGTATGTTAATTTTACATTGACACAACAGCATTTGCGTTCATTGGAATTGATGTTTACAGGTGAAGTACCAATACGATACAACAGACATATGCAAAGACTTTATATTGACCAAGCATGGGGTCAAGATGAATGTCCTGCAGGTTCAGTTGTTATTGCAGAATGTTATGCTATTATTGATCCAGACCAATATAATAAAGTTTGGAATGACCGTTGGTTAAAACTTTATGCAACGGCATTAATTAAACAGCAATGGGGCAGAAATCTTTCCAAGTTTTCAGGTCTTCAATTACCAGGTGGTGTAAAACTAGATGGTCAAAAGATTGATGAAGATGCTGATAGAGAAATTAAATATCTACAAGAACAAATGCAAACTGAATACGGTGCACCGTTAGAATGGTTCCTAAATTAATTATGAAACATTTACATCATATTATACCAAAACATATGGGCGGTACGGATGATCCTTCTAATTTAATTGAATTGACATTGGAAGAACACGCTGAAGCTCACCGTAAATTGTATGAAGAACATGGTCGTTGGCAAGATAAGTATGCATGGCTTGGGCTTTCTGGTATGATACCAAATAAAGAATTGCACAAAAAAGTTTCTTCAGAGGCCGCAAAAGCGTGGTGGAAAAATTTATCGGAAAATGATAGAGAAAAAAGATTAGAGTCATTTAATTTTTCAAAAATTGGTAATAAAAATGCTTTGGGTAAAACTTGGAAACTTTCGGAAGAAACAAAAAAGAAAGTTAGTTTTGCAAAAACCGGTGTGAAAAAAACTGATGAAGTGAAAAAGAGACAAAGTGAAGCTAGAAAAGGTTCTGGTAATCCAATGTTTGGAAAAACACAGTCACCAGAAACACGAGAAAAAATTAGGCAAGCGGCTTTGTCGAGAAAGGGGGTAAAAATTTAATATGGCAACGAACCATTACTTTAACAATTATGGTTCTCTTTCTGAGCAAAGAGTCATTGAAGATTTAATTGTTGAATCAGTTAAAGTGATGGGCTTTGATGCTCAATATTTACCTAACAATAATGACCAAGCAAGAGATTTACTGTACGGTGAAGATCCAGTAAAACAATTTACTTCTGCTTTTACCGTTGAGATGTTCTTACAGAACTCAACAGAGTATGGTGGTGAACGTGAATTCTTTTCTAAATTTGGCCTTGAGATTAAAAATAACGTAACAGTTCTGGTTTCTAGACGTTCATTCAACGAAAGAGTACCCCAAAATACATTTACAAGACCTCGTGAAGGTGATTTGGTTTATATACCATTTTTAAACGGTACCGGTGAACTCTATGAAATCAAATTTGTCAATCAAACTAAAGACTTCTTTATGTTGGGAAGAAAATATCCATATTTCTATGAGTTAGAAATGGAGAAATTCAAATACTCACAAGAAGTTCTACAGACAGGATCAGCAGGTGTGGACGATATTGTTGCCCAATCGGGTTATACGATTGACCTTGATGTCAACATTTCAACTGGAAACGGCACATATATGCACCAAGAAGTTGCATTCCAATCACATGATAATACATTGATGAACGCATACGCATACGGTACAGTACAAGAATGGATGCCAAGTGCTAACACATTAACAGTAAGTAATATCTTTGGTGAATTTGCTAATGGTGTAATTGTAACTGGCAACACAAGTAATGCAACATACACGGTTACAACTTATGATGATATGCAAAACAACACAGAGACAGAAGTATATGATAATGAGTTGATTTTAAACAACGCTAATACTATCATAGACTTCTCAGAATCAAATCCTTTTGGTAGTATCTAATGGCAAATGTATTTTATAATAGAGTAATCAGAAAACTTGTTGTCGGTTTTGGCAACTTGTTTAATAATATTACGCTTGTCAGATACAATCCAGATGAATCTGAAGCAGAAAGATTTCTTGTCCCTATTGCATATGCACAGAAAGAATTGTATGTACAACGTCTACAAGGCGATCCTAATCTAGATAAAAAAGTACAATTAACTTTACCTAGAATGTCATTTGAAATGACAGGGTTCAAGTATGATTCAAGTAG